CTATCGTACATGCAAAGCGGACAATTAGACATCGTCTAACTGATAGGAAGGTAATCTCACCCACCCAAAAGGTGATGTGGTAGATAAAACTACCTCCGCTAGCTAAATGCCTGTACGAGAACCCTTACTATAAACTAGAAGGGTTCCACCCACCGAAGTTTGATGTCGACGACCTCGGGACGTCCAGAATGCGTCAAGTGTTTTGGATCCGTGAAAGAGGGTCCGCGTATAGACCTACCGTTAGGTAGATCAACCACGTAATCCCCTTCAGAAGACATCAAACACTTGGTAAGTGACCCTAAGCCAGAAGCGCTAATGCGCTTAAAGCGAGGAGTAGCAACGTAAGCCCGCACTCGGGGGGCTTGCGCTGCTTCGTCGGTCCTTTCTGCCATCCATGGCAGGAAGGATCGGCGACACAAACCAGCTGCAGTCGGCTCGGCAATTGGGAAGTACTTTAATATTCCCAAGATACGTTTGTCGAGCCAACCCGCCGTTCTCCAGAGACCTCGTTCGTATAAGAGGTTTCTGAAGGCGACGAGAGATTGCAATTGAGAGGCATCCCTGTGGTTACGAGGAAATTCTTGTCTGAATCGGATAGGTGTAACATCCTCTCCATCGAAGAAATCTCCTCCACAAGACTCACGGAACTTCCCGTTCCAAAAGCTCTTGTTGGTATTCACTTTGAAGCCTAGACGGCTTAGTGAATCTATAACCACATCGACACAATCTACGGGGACGATTAAATCATCACCGTAGACGCGCACTTTACCCACGTAGGATTTAACATCTTTGCGTGTAAGTTGGTGCCCTAGCCTCTGTTCAATACCAATGAAGATCGCAGTCAAAAAGACCATGGCCTCCATTGGAAAACATAAGGCTGAACCCATAGATGCAAACTTGCGAAGGGAGTACAAATCAACCCCCAACTCAGGTATTCTTGCCTTCGTAGACCGTGTTGCAGAAACACCCTCCCAAAGGGAAGGAAATCTGCGCAACATGGCCTCTACATGCAAGATGTGGACGCGGTCACTAGCTTCGCTCAGATCGAGCGTTGCAAGTTCGCCCTTTATGCTTCCTTCAGCGGCCAGATCCCGATTTGGGTTCTGATCGCTAAAACCAAGGAAGCCGAAAGCAAGATTGTTTCTCGTATTACCGAGTACTCTCTTACTTTCGAGGAGCTCGACCATTGGCTTGAGTATGGCCTGTTGCATATACTGCATGCAGGTTGGCTCAATAGCAATGATACGAGGAGTCCGCAGCGTTTTAGGTACATGAATAACCCTTACGGGTATTTCATTACCAGGTTCGAGGATCTCAACATGGTTGTAGCGGTTTGTATGCCGCACGTTTGGTAGAGCGAATTCCCAAAAAGGGAAAACATCTTCCAAGCGCTTGGGCCAATACCTAAGATCAAACTTCTGGTTTCCAGAAAGTCGATCCGCGGTTGACCCAGGACCATGTTTTGGAGTAATCTCACCCTCTCGGATGAGATCATCCAATTTCGCAAATACATCTGCGAACAATAGACTGGATACTCTTTCGAAGGTTTTATCATCGAAAGAGTTACGATTTTCCCAGTCTCTGAGATCCTGCTCACAGTTAACATAGCCTTGAAAGGTGTCTCGAACCCTGTCATCACTGCAGGGAATGAGAATCTTCGAGTAAAGCAACGTTAGTTGCCGCACAGCGAAGATGGAATCCTTACTTGGTTCTGTTAACAGAACACCACTAGAAGCATCGAAAATCTGATCGAGGAAACCCCTTAGAAACAGGGGGAGACCACCCTTCCTACGGAATCCGTAGAAAGAGTTGCGATCAACCTTGGAAGCCTCCAAACAATTCTCAAAATCCTTCCCGAAGGAAGGCAGAGTGATTGTAAGGAAGGACATTCCTTCATTTTCGAAGCGACTCTTAACTTTTTTGAAGTCAAGAGCAGTGCTAGTGTGACACCAACCAGCCAATTCATTGGCTAGTTCACGCCAGAGATCGAGCGTGCTTTTCATAGTCCCTCTCTATGGGGGTAACTATCACGGGCACTATCGATAATCCTCAGGCAAATACGCAGTTAATGAAGAAAAACATCACTCCATGCGTAAATGCGTACCCGCTAATAACGCGAACGCTACTAGCGACCATGTCATGTCGACATGGGGCCGTCATACGGCCGTGTCTCCACCACCTCAGAAAGATGGTGAAGATATCCATGCTAGATCTCTCCAGCAAGGAACTGCGTGATCTTGGCGCCGGAAGAAGCAGTGAGCCAGGCCAAAAAGCCATCGACTACCTGCTTCTGTTCGACAACGGTGAACCCCGTAAGGGGAACATCGCATACAAGATAGGCTCCCATACCAGCCTTGACGTTTACCCCTGCAAGCAGGGGGTCCGCGGCAATTTTGGAGGAGTCGATACGAACGACGCGACGAGTACGACCACCATAGGTGTTCGCAACCGAGAGCTTCGTAAGCGTATCCGCAGACGTGAAGCCACCGTTGTTGGTTCCGAACGAAGTTCGGGCCAGCGGGATGGCAATCGCGTTGATGGTAACTGTCTGAGGATCGGCATATGCCATAGTGCTAATATCTCCTTAGTGAGGATTAGTACCAGTTGGTACCAATCATGCGAAAAGAACTAACGTTTTGATCGCGTTAGCCCTTACCACCGTGGAAGGACGAAAGTCCAAGAGCCGCGATGATGGCTTTCTGAGCCGTCGATAACGACGAATCAGTTACGCCAAATCCATAAGGGTTAGATTGGAGTCTCTTCTTCATCTCGCGTTTGCGAGATTTAGAAGCTGCAGTGTAAGTACCTAACGAAAAGTCGGTACCAGCTGAGTGTGTCATGGTCTCGTGCGTAATGCTCGAGGACATGATATACCCATACTGCAGAACCAAGCCGTTCTGGCCTAATGCTGAGATATTTTGAACAATATCACCAGCATTTGTGAACCAGTCCAGCGCCCACGTCCAAGGAGCAGCATTGTAAATGCTAGATGGGGATGGTTTCACCCCCAGCAATTTATCCGCATATTCAGCGTAAAGCTTAGCTTTGCCGAATTGCGAATTTGACACAGGTAGATGGTACGTAAACGCACCATTAAACCATGTCTTTGCCTCCTTATAGCTGTTATATGCAGCGGACGCGTTAGCGCTAATTCCGGAATTGCCTCCACGATACAGCGTAGCTGTAAAGTTTTGGCTTGCGGAAGTAACGCTACTTGGGAACGAATACCCGACTCTGGTAGTTTTACCAGAGCCTTGTCTCAGATCACTTAGTATCTTACCGTGATTAGAGACAGCTTTCGCGAATTTCCTTATATCAGAAACGAGCGGAAGCCAACCGAACTGCATATTCAGATATTCGCCTCCTGACGCTTTAGCAGTTTTTGTCTGATCGCGCCAAGATTCGATAACTGGTACAGACGGTATTCCATCACTCATGCTTTCACCTATAAAGGTTACGGCATTAAATGATGGATTAGTGGGTATAGTTCGAGCGATGCTTGTTGCCCCTTTGACAGTCATTTGACTGTCAGTTTCGGCATCAGCGTGGGAAGCAGAGGGACCGCCTGAAAAGACGGTATCTGAAAACTTGAACTTACCAGATGTGACTTTTCCTAGATTATAGGACCAGACATCTCTGATAAGCAACCAAGGCCCACCGACATCTTTACCACTTCCTAAATTACTTAGGTTGTGGGATATGGTGTCAGATCGCTCAAATCCTCCTGACAGCAGAGTATCTGCTACATGGACGCCGTTATTAAAACCTTCGGCGACGGGGCCGGCTATGGCACGATAATCTGTGCCCATTGTTTATAAGCCTTTCTCGTGGATTTCCAACTAGCTATGGATTAAATGCAACTTTAAAAGTC